TCAATCTGCATGTCGTCAGCCGGGACTGTTTGATACACCGGAAAGCCCGGATTGAAGTCAATATACAACAAAAGAAAAGGGGGCGCAAGGCCCCCCTTCAAATATTTCCGAAGAAATATTAGGTCGAACCGGAAGATCCAAACATACCCAATGGGTCAGACCAGCCGAAGCTATAACGCTCACGGGCCTTGTAACGAACGTTACCTGTGTCGAAGTCACCGTCCATTTTGTTCTCCAAAGGAGAGCGGATGAAGTGCTTCAGACCGTTAGGCACGTCAGTACACAAGAACCAAGCGTTTGTGTCTGTCAAGTAGTTGTTGACTGTGTAGCCTTCAGGGATAGAACCGTTGTTTTTCAACGCGTTGATATCATTGTCAGCAGTACCAACACGCAATGAAGTCTCGAGCAAACGAGTAGCAACGAACTGCAGTGCAGGAGGAACAATCAACTTCCTTGGCTTACCAGCGATCAGCAAACCACGCTCATCAGTCCAAGCGGCGATCTGAATAACGGCGGCTTCCAAAGAAGTCTCGTTCAAATCAGCTTGAGTAGCTGGAGTGTTGCTGTTAGTACCACCGGAGATCAAGGGGTGTGCTGTGCTAAACAAAGGTACACCGTCACCACCGTAATAAACGGAAGAGTTAGTGAAACCGTTATTCAAGACTGCAGCAGCCTTAACTTGCTTGGTGTAAGCCATGGCACGAGCCAATGCTTTGGTGTAACGAGCTGACAAAGAGTCATACAAGTTATCTTCCACAGCTTCTTCAGTGATGGAGAAGCCTAAAGCGATGGTTTCGTGGTTGTAACGAGTTGTCCATGCCTCTTGTGCATTGTCATAGCTGATGGCTGAGCCTTCATTTTTGACAGGTGCGGCAGAGAAGCCAGACAGTTTCGTCTCTTCTTCGAACGAACGCTCTGAAGTTTCGGTTTCATAAATTTCTTTATGTTGTTCACCGTAACGAGCGTACTCCATACCGAACAAAGCGTTCAGGCCGGGGAGCAGTTCTTTAAGTAGTTGTGCGCGTGAAATAGCCATGATTTATGCTCCTTATACGCCAGTAGAGTTGTTGTACTGGTGCATAGTTGCGTTGATCTTGACGATAAACTCAACAAATGTATCAGCGCCTGTTGCTGTCTCACGAACCACATCAATGATGCGGATAGGCAGCGTATTGGTAGTAGCTTGAGTGCCTTCATCAATAGCCACTTTGGAGTTACCAGTGGTGGTAGATCCGGCGTTTTGAATTAAAGCAATGTTGTTACCAATAGCAGAAATGCCCATTCCAGCCACGGTTGTGGTTGAAGAACAAGAAACTACTTGAAACAGCGTATCGGGATCATCTGCAACAACTGCAAAAATCTGCGTGCCAGATTTGATCTGCTGGCTAGCTGGATAGTACTGTTGTTGCTGGATTTGCCCAGTTGAAGCGTTAGTAAAACTTACGCCTAAGAACACACCGCAAGGCGTGGCAGTTGTCGTGCCAGTGTCCTTTTCGATAGTGCCATCAGACACGCGTTTTACCAAGTCACCGTAGAAAATGCTAGTCGCATAATTTTCTGCGATTTGCATCAGGCGGGTTGCGCCCGCAAATACCTGTCCACCTATTAGGTTTACAGGCTTTAGACCGTAAGGGGCCGAGACTGTAGGATAAGCCATAAAAGACTCCTAAAATTTAAGTACCAGAACCGAAAGTAACCTTAGTTTTTCTCTCTGCAAAGAGAGGCATCCTAGGATCATTTTCACGAAGGAAATTGTTATCCACCGACTCAATCTGAGACTTATTCTGCCTGTCGTAATAATCGGCACGCTGTTTTAAGAACTCTTCAGGAATACGGCACAATAACAACCCACCAATTTCAATGCCGCCTTTAAAGCGGCCCTCAACGGTGGCGTGCATCATAAGCTCGGGATAATCTTCTGCTTTGCAGGGTTCATATCCTTCACGTAACTTAGAAGAAATATTGCTAGGATCAGCCGTACCCATCGTACTAATGCGAACGTATCTATGTTTCCAACCGGGTCGGTCTTCGGGCATAGGCAACGTCTCAGGCGGACGCCACGCTTCAGGGCGTTGCATCATCTGACGTGTGTCCAGCTCACGAGCTGAACGATTCTGCGTTTTAGTAGCCGTTTGTACTTGATCCATTATTCACCTCTTCTTAGTTGAGCAACCTGTTTAGCGTATTCTTCCAAAGGAACCCCAAGACGGCGAGCGATTGCTGCTTCGGATGCCTTCAGCCTAATACGATTAGGCGGAGTGCTACGGGAGGCGGGAGCCACCACTGTAGCGGGCTTTGTTGCACGGCGCGGAGGTTCATCCTCGTAAACCGGTTCTGATGCCTTTTTAGAAGGGGCGTCATCTTCATAGCTCTGAGTATCGTCATAATACTCAGGGAATCTTCGACGCATTGTAGCGTCTACTCGTTTGTAGTATTCATCAGAGCCCACAAAGCTAGCACCGTGTTCCTTAGCCAGCTTTTGATGCAACCCGAGGGCGGAAGCTGTCATTTCAGGATCGGTACCAAACCAAGTGTTTTTCTGCATCCAACTTTCATCTCGTTGTGTTACAGCAGGTTGATTTGTACTACGTTGTTGTATTTGTACATCATTTTCTTCAACTTGTAAAGGCCTCATGTTCTGAACCTTATCAAGATTCAGTGTTGCCTTCGCAATTTCTACTTGCGCTTCGGTCTGCGCGTCGTAGTCGCCTGCCTCAATAGCGTCTTTAAAACGTTTTTTGGCAGACTCAAACTCCATCTCAGCAGAACTCTTTGACTGCTCAATGTATGCCTTTGACCCAAGCGACACTTGCTCCTGCAGCTTGCGGTTTTGATCCCACAACTGCTTGGTCAGTTTTTCAGCCGCCTCGCGCTCGCGCAGTGCTTCTTCTTTAGCGCGGCGCTCATCATGGTAGCCGCGTGTAAATTTCTTAATACGAGCTTGAACTTTCTCGTCGTACGAAGCTAACTCGTCTTCGGTTGGCTCCTCAACGGGCTCCTTCATGGGCTTGCGGCCCTTATCAGGTTCTGGGGTATCGTCCTCAATTTCTACCTCAAAGCCACCCTCATCTTCTGCTTCGGGTTTACCCTTAGCTTCTTCTGCTTCGTGAGGAAATTTAAAGTCATCTTTAAACTCAGCTTGTGCCATGTGTTACTCCTTATGATGCACGTGTAATGCCACGGGGGTCTTCCACAACTGCTTCAACCGAATCATCATTGAGGATACGGAATTCACGGCCATGGATCTTCAGGCGCGTACCTGAATTAGGGCGGACGATGACAAAGTCACCTTCCTTGCAACTCGGGCCACTAGGGAACCGAGTGGTATCTTTGTAGCAGTCAGGCCCAAGCTTGACTACAAACAACACGGGGGTCAGCACTTCTTCAAAGTGCATAGCTTGACTAGATTTGATAATCCCAGCTTCGCTCTCTGCATACTCTTGCATAGCTTCAGGTACTACACAAAGTAAGTGAAAAGTCTTTGGGTCGGGCAACTGCTTGGCTTTATCCTCGGCTGGCTTATTAAGAATGCCAGACAAGTCCACGGCAGCGACGTTAAATTCAGTCATCAGATTTCTCCATTTTTTGCACAAGGTCGTTGATTACATTCTCTGCAAGGCTAAGACCTCGGATTACCCCACAGATACTTCGATACTCCTCTATATCAGCGGCCCTGCCGCTGGCAACGTGGAATGCTTGCTCTTCTCTAAGACGCTCAATTTCCTTGGCAACGTACGCCAGCAGTTTGTAGTCGTTCAATTTCTGTCCTTCCTAGGTTTTTGGTTTGCCATCTGAGCGCGGCTTTTGGCAATATCAACGCCAATCTTTGTGCCTTCAAGCTCCTGCATTTTCTGAAGTTTGTCCTTGGTAGCGGCTGCTGTAGCGCCCACCTGCATAGCCGCGATCTCTTTCTGCGCCGCGATGCGTGACTCCTCGATGCGAAGCTGGTCGGCCTTGGCCGCAGCGTCGATCTGCTGCTTCTGAACTTTGAGCTGGAGCTCCTGCATCTTGATCTGCAACTCCTGCTGCTGCATCTGGATGATGGGGTCTTGCGCTTGCTGCATCGCTTGCTGTTGTGCGGCCTGCGCTTGAGATTGTTGAGTCATGCGAGTCGATGCTTGTGCAGCAAGTTGTGCAACTTGTGCAGCCACTTCCGGCTCCATGTTCTTCTCCTGCTTCTCTGTGGGCAAGAGCAGGCCAATAGTCTTCTCGACCTCCGTGCGATAGGCGAACGCCAAGTGCTCGTTGATGTGCGCCATCATCGCAGCCACAACTGCTTGGCCTTGTGGTGTACTCTGCACCAACGCCATGATCTTGGGATTCTGCAACATGCTTGTATGTACAGCAATGTGAGCTTGGTGGTCCTGCTCGAGGAACGCCTTGTTGGGTTTGCCCGTCAGCGCATTCTGATTCTCCTGCACTGGGTCGATTGGTGTGGCGTCGTCCTCAACAGGCACGAGCTTCGCAGCATTCTTAATACCTAACACCTCAATCATCTGACGATGCAAGAGCGGTAAGTTATACAACTGCGGCGCTGTCTGCGCCAACTGCAGAGCGGCTTGATACTGCACAATCTTCTGCGCCATCGTTGCGGCGTTTGGATCGCTAACAGGAATAACCGCGACCATGTCGTAGTCAGCCTTCTTCGCCTTGCGTGAACCGTCGATTGGCTCGTAGTCGTACTCTTCTGGCGTGTAGTCAGCAATAATCGCCTTGAGTAGACGGAACTCTTGACGCATTGAGTAGTGCATACGCGCTTGCACAGCGCCCATCACCTTCAACGTTCTCTCAAGAATAGCCAGTGTTGTACCCACGGGTGCTTGCGCACTCATGTCGCTGACCTTCATGTCTCCTGCAGATGCGAACTGCCGACCCTCTTGCACAATGTTCTGGAACAAGGCAAAGAGAACCTGACTGGGTTCTTTG